CCGGAAGATGGGCGGGACGGCTTGTGCAGTTACAGAATCTTCCAAGAAATTATTTGAAGACATTGGACTATGCAAGGCAACTTGTAAAGGAAAAGAATTATGACGGGATAAGGTTCTTGTATGGAAATGTTCCGGACACGCTTTCCCAACTGATCAGAACAGCCTTTATCCCATCGAAGGGACATAAATTTGTAGTTGCCGATTTCTCTGCGATTGAGGCACGCGTGATCGCATGGCTTGCAGGGGAACAGTGGGTAAACGAAGTATTTGCTACTCACGGAAAGATTTATGAAGCAACAGCATCTCAGATGTTCCATGTACCGATTGAAAAGATTGTAAAAGGAAACCCTGAGTACAGTCTGAGACAAAAAGGGAAGGTTGCGACACTTGCGCTTGGATACCAGGGAGGAACAGCTGCGCTGATCGCGATGGGAGCATTGAACATGGGACTGGCAGAAGAGGAGCTTCCGGATATTGTGCAGAGATGGAGAAATGCGAATCCGAGAATCCGAGATTTGTGGTATGCGGTGGAACAGGCAGCGCTTACAACGATGCAGACGGCTCAGCCACAGGGCATCAACGGTTTGATTTTCCGGTATGAGGGAGAGCTGATGTATGGACAGAGCTTCCTGACAGTACAATTGCCAAGTGGGCGAAAACTTTTTTATCCGAAACCGTTCTTAAAGGAAAATCAGTTCGGAAAGATGGCAATCCATTATTATACAGTCGGACAGCAGACAAAAAAATGGGAAGTGGCATCTACTTATGGAGGAAAAATGACGGAAAATATCGTGCAGGCAATCGCAAGGGACTGTTTAGCTGAAACCCTCAGAAGGATTGAGCAATTAGGCTTGCAGGTCGTATTCCACGTACATGACGAGGTTATCATTGATGCGCCGATGGAAGTAACGGCGGAACAAATCTGTGACTTGATGGCGGAACCAATCAGCTGGGCACCGGGGTTGCTCTTAAAGGGAGCCGGATTTGAAAGCAGTTATTATATGAAAGACTAGGAGGAAACAGATGGATTACAATAGAAAATTATGGATCAGCACGGCCGGAACCAGAAAGGCAACGTACTGGCCGAAGAATGAAATCATGTGGTCTGATTTTGTGGACCGTCTGGAAAATCCGGTGAGAAGTTCTGAAACAATGGAGGAATATCTGGCGCTGGGGAAAAGCCAGCAGGCGGAATTGAAGGACGTAGGAGGATTCGTAGGCGGCACCTTTATCAATGACAGGAGAAAGAGCTCTTATGTACAAGGAAGGGATATTTTGACTTTGGATATGGATAATATCCCCGCAGGACAGACTGATGAAATATTGAAAAGAGTATCAGGGCTTGGATGTGCGGCTGCAGTCTACAGTACAAGGAAACATACAGGATATGCGCCAAGACTGAGGGTGCTGATCCCATTAGACAGGACAGCTACCTCTGATGAATATGAGCCGGCAGCAAGAAAAGCAGCAGCGCTGATCGGGATCGAGTTCTGTGATCCAACGACATTTGACGCAAGCCGGCTGATGTACTGGCCAAGTTGTTGCAGTGATGGGGAGTATATCTGTAAGAGTTATGACCATCCGTTCTGCAGTCTGGACGGATTGCTCGGGATGTATCAGGACTGGAAGTGCGTGAGCGAGTGGCCGCAGGTACCGGGAAGTGATGCGATCGAGCGCAGAAGACTTGCAAGGCAGGAGAACCCGCTAGAGAAAAAAGGAATCATTGGGGCGTTCTGCCGCACTTATACGGTCACGCAGGCAATGGAGAAATTTATCCCTGGCATGTATGAGACAACGGATATTCCTGGGAGATATACATACACTGGTGGATCCACAACAGGCGGGGCGATCCTGTACGATGGCGATCTGTTCTTATATTCCCATCATGCAACGGATCCATGTTCCGGACAGCTTGTGAATGCGTTTGATTTGATTAGGCTACACATGTTCTCTGACAGGGATAAAGAAGCAAAAGAGGCAACTCCGGTGAATAAGCTTCCTTCTTTTCAAGCGATGTCAAAACTTGCAAGGGAAGACAAGACAGTGTCCGGTCTTGTTGTAAAAGAAAAGTTTGAACAGGCAAAAGAAGTCTCCGGCATGAATCCGGCGGAGGACGAAAACGTGGACTGGGTCTTAAGACTTACAAGAGACGGAAATAACCGGATTGAAAAAACAATCAATAACGTGACAATGATTTTGGAGAATGATCCTTTTTTAAAAGGAAAGATTGTGACGGATGAGTTTGCAAGCTGTGGCATGGTGCGTGGGAGCCTCCCGTGGAACCAGAGAGAGGGAAAGCGGAGATGGGAAGATGTGGACTATGCCGGATATTATCGTTATATGGAGACGTTTTACGGGATTACAGGCAAGGAAAAGCTGGACAATGGTCTTCTGATCGTCAGCAGTCAGAACAAGGTCAATGAGGTGAAGGAATACCTGACAAGTCTCAAATGGGACGGTGTAAAGAGGGTGGATACGCTTCTTTCGGATTATCTTGGGGCTGATGATAACCTCTATACGCGTGCAGTAATACGGAAATCATTGTGTGCTGCAGTGGCAAGGGGAATCTTAGGCGGTGTGAAATATGATTACATGCCGATCTTTGCAGGACCGCAGGGGATTGGAAAGAGTACATTTCTTGCAATTCTTGGAAGAGAGTGGTTTTCTGATTCCCTCACAAGTTTCGAAGGAAAAGAGTCCGCGGAGCTGATACAGGGAACTTGGATCAATGAAGTCGGGGAACTGACGGCGATGACGAAGCAGGAGACCAGTGCGGTCAAACAGTTTCTGAGCAAGACGCATGATATCTATAGGGCGGCTTATGGACGTACAACGAATAAATACCCAAGACGGTGCGTATTCTTCGGTACAAGCAATGACAGCGAGTTTTTAAAGGATTCCACGGGGAACAGAAGGTTCTGGCCGGTGGATGTAGGAGAACATAAAGCAAAGAAATCGGTATGGCAGCAACTCCCTTTGGAAGTGGATCAGATATGGGCTGAAGCATATATGTACTGGGCAATGGGGGAAGACTTGTTTTTACCGAAAGAGATCGAAAAACTGGCAGAAGAACAGCAGGAAAAACACAGAGAATCCTATGCAAAAGAAGGCGTGGTAAGGGAATTTTTGGAAAGAAAACTTCCTGTGAACTGGGATGCAATGAACCTGATGCAGAGGCGGCAGTACCTGCAGGGAGGAATGCAGGCGCCTAAAAATGAAGAACTGACAGAACGCAGAAAAGTATGTGCTGCAGAGATTTGGCAGGAATGTTTTGGAAGTGATATCAAGTACATGGGAAAAAGAGACAGTATGGAGATCAATAGCATTTTATCAGGAATACCAGGGTGGAAAAGGAACCGGACTTCGCAGAGATATGGCTTTTATGGAACTCAAAGAGGGTTTGAAAGGGTGTCAACAATGTAGGACGACATGCGTAAACAAAGTCCGAAATTGTCAACAAAAGGACAAAAAATGCAAAAATTAGAAAAATAACAAGTTTGTTTACATGTTGACGGGATTGTTGCAAAGATGTTGACACGAAAAACCGCAGAAATACAACATTTATAAATATATGTCAACAATGTCAACAAACTTTTTATAAAAAATAAAAATATAAAAATAAAGAGTACACGTACGCTATATGTATTACCTAACGCGCCTAATAGAGAGTACACATACGCGTGCGAGGTTGTAGATGTTGCAGGAGGTGTGAAAATGTTAGAGAAAGAGATTGAGAAAATATTGGTGACAGAAGTGAAGAAGTTGGGAGGTAAGGCATATAAGTTTGTCAGTCCCGGTAACAGCGGGGTACCGGACCGGATTGTAATATTCCCGAAAAAACCCCCGGTGTTTGTGGAATTGAAAACGGACACAGGCGTGCTTACGAACCTGCAGACTGTACAGGTGAAAAGGCTGAGAGAACTTGGCCAAACGGTGGAAGTAGTAAAGGGGATAGCCGGATTGATCAAATTTTTCGGGAAATACGGATATCCGCAAGTGAGCATTCTACTTTCCGGAAAATACAAAGGGGTGAAAACAGATGGAGTTTAAACCACACGGCTATCAGAAACACTGTATTGAAAAGATCATCAAGATAAAAAAAATCGGGTTATTTCTCGATATGGGACTGGGAAAAACGATCACAACATTAACGGCCGTGAAGGAATTGAAATATAACCGGTTTGAAGTACGGAAAGTGCTTGTGATCGCACCGAAGAAAGTGGCCGAAGGAACATGGACCAAGGAAAAAGATAAATGGGAGCACACGAAGATGCTGAGGGTATCTCAGGTACTTGGAAGTCAGACAAAACGCATCCGTGCACTGAACACACCGGCGGACATCTACATCACCAACAGGGAGAACGTAGTGTGGTTAGTGGATTATTACCGGAACAGCTGGCCGTTTGACATGGTGGTGATCGATGAATCCAGCAGCTTTAAGAGCCATAAAGCAAAACGGTTCAAAGCACTTGCAGGTGTGGGAACAAGGATCAACCGTCTTGTAGAGCTTACGGGAACCCCATCCCCGAACGGACTTGACGACCTGTGGGCACAGATCTATCTGTTAGACGGAGGTGAACGACTCGGAAAAAGATATACGCAGTTCAGGGAACGGTATTTTGATCCGGGAGAACGCGGGAACAATGTGGTATATAACTACAAGGCAAAGCAGGGGAGCGAGGAAAGCATTCTGAAAATCATTTCCGACATCTGCATCAGCATGAAGGCAGAGGATTATCTGCAGCTTCCGGATGTGACATACCATCCAGTAACCGTTACCCTGGATACAAAAGCAAGAAAGGCATATCAGGAACTGGAGAGAAAAATGGTGCTGGCACTTCCGGAGGATGAAGAAGAAATCAGTGTGACAAGTGCAGCGGCGTTGAGCAATAAACTTCTGCAGCTTGGGAACGGTGCGATTTATGACGAGGATCGAAACGTGCATGAAATTCATAACTGCAAGATTGAGGCATTCATGGAACTGGTGGAATCTCTTCAGGGAAAACCGGCATTAGTGTTTTATAATTTCCAGCATGATAAGGAACGGGTCTTAAAGGCACTCGCAAAGACAGGGTTACGCGTAAGAGAGTTAAAGACCACACAGGATGAGGATGACTGGAATAATCGTGAAATTGATATTCTTCTGACGCACCCGGCAAGCAGTGCCTATGGGTTGAACCTGCAGCACGGAGGAAACCATGTAATCTGGTTCGGTCTCACTTGGAATTACGAACTGTATACCCAGGCAAATAAAAGACTGCACAGGCAGGGGCAGACGGAGAAGGTAATCATTCATCAGTTGGTATGTGATGGCACAAGAGACGAAGATGTAGTACAGGCGTTGGAACGAAAAGATGATGTGCAGAATTACGTGATGCAGAGTTTGAAAGCAAGGATAAAACGGATTAAGGAGGAATCAGGAAAATGAACAAATACGAAACAAAGATGGACAAGATAACAACGGAATTTGCAGAGCATATCTGTGACAATCTGTGCCGATATCCGCACATGGCAGATGGAAAGTCTTTAGAAATTATATGTTCAGAATGTAAAATTGGGAAGTTTATCTGCGATATCTTGAATGAATACAATCGGATTAATGATTTTGATAAGACGCAGACTGCAAAGCTGCTAAAGCAGGTGCAGGAGCTGAAGGAACGGGATACGGCGAAGAAACCGATTATCATCGGGGTGAATGGAGCAATTGGATGCAGAGTGGGGGAATGTCCAAAATGCGGAGGAATACTTAGAAGTTATATGAGGTTTTGCGACGAGTGCGGACAGAGGTTAGATTGGAGGGAGTAGATATGAAAGAATACGAAGTGATTGGGCATGCGACAGTTGTTTGTAGCATGCACGTTAAAGCGAACGAAGTTTTAAAGATTTGCGAAAGAGGAGTAGGAGGAGTGAAAAGGTGGACAACCTGGAAAACATTGTAAATAAAATGCAAAGCGACGCAGAAATGAAATACACAAGAACAGTAGAAAAAGAAAGAGCATACTGTGATGGATACAAACAGGGTATTGAAGATTTGTATGCATATATATACGACGGAGTAAAGCGTTTAAAGAGGACAGCGGAGCACGGTCTTAAGTGCCGTTGCTCCGACCTCACAGTATTATAGGCTCCTCTACTATATATACACATAAGTCGAGGAAATCTAACGCAGTTTTGAAGAAAAAAATATAAAAAATAAAGAAGGTGATAATTTGTACTTTTTACAAACATTAGATTTTGTAGCGAGTGCTCTTACTGTCATAAGTGGATTTGTGGCAGCAGGCTACATAATTGTAAAAGGAGCAAGGATAATTTACGAGGAGATCAAATTTGAAGAGAAAACACACTAATGACGAACGAAAAATTGAACGAAACAGCCATTACGATGAGATGGAAACAAACAAGCCTCCTAATAATGCAAGAGCTGCATTTAAGCGAGACGTACGCAAGGAATACGGGGTAAAACAATGCTTAACAAAATGGGGAGTTAACTTAAAGGGAGCGATTGCCGATGGACAGAACAATACTAATTGAGTACGCAGATATGAAAGAGGAAATAAAAGACTTACGAAGAAGGATAGAGAAAGATAAAAGAGCGTTGGAAAAACTCAATAAAGAAACTGTAATAGATACAGTATCACGTGGAAAGAAAGGAAGAAAGTCACTTGGAACGACAAGAGTCGAAGGAAAACCACGAATGACGATCGAGCTAAAGAAAAACGCATACATAAAGAAAATAGATCAATTGGAACGATTAGAAATGGATCTGCTAGAGAAACAAACACAAGTAGAAGAATATATACAGCAGATTGAAAAAAGTAAATTAAGAATGATATTCCAACTGTATTACGTGGACGGGCTAACATGGGAAATGGTGGCGATGAAAATGAATAACATGTTTCCGAGGAAGAAAATACCATTTACAAAAGACGGGTGCAGAATGATGCATAATAGATTTCTTGAAAAAGTTTTATAAATGTTCGCCACTGTTCGCTACAAATGTGCTAGTATGATAAAAACGAAAAGTGTACAAACACGAAAGTGGCAGCAGGCAGCAGTCTGTTGTCATTTTTATTTGGATACTTAGTTCAGCGGTTAGAGCGGTTGTCTCATAAACAGCAAGTCGTCGGTTCGATTCCGACAGTATCCATTTAAAACGATGAAAGGAGATGGAGAAATGGATGGAATTATATTAATAAAACCGGGAAGCACATTGATATTACAATCGATGCGCGCGATAAGTAAAGAAGAATTGGAAAAAGAAAGATCATGGCTTAAAGAAAAAATGAATTTAGATGTCAAAATAATAAGAAACACATACGAGATAAAAGCGGTGCAGGAAGATGGCTAAAGAATTTGCAAAAGGATTTTACAATTCGAAAACATGGAGGAGATGCAGAGAAGCGTACATAAAGCACAGAGAAGCAATAGATGGAGGAATGTGTGAGACATGCCATGAAGTACCTGGATACATCGTGCATCACAAAGAGGAGTTGACACCGAGAAATATAAATAATCCGGATATTGCATTAAACTTTGCGAATTTAAAATATGACTGCCATGTTTGTCACAATAAAGAGAACAAGCAAGAGGAAATTAATGGACTTGTGAGAGTAGAATTTGATGAAGAAGGGAATGCAATCTGCCAATCCCCCCCCCTTAAAATAATAATATTTTTTTTGGGGGAAGACCGAGAGTACTCATTCATTTAACACACAGGTTATCATAAGGGGGGTGTGGTATCTTGATAGATTATGATGAATTTGAAGAAGAGCAAAGACGAAGAGAGGCTGAATTTGACAGCGTTGCGGAGTATTTAGAGAAAAAGAAACGGATTGACAAAGAGGTGCGAAGATTAAAAAGATTGTTCTCAAAAATAGATGAAAATAAAAAGAAATTGGTATTTGCAACGATAGAAGACGTAGCTTTTTTAACAATTACAATGCAAGATTTAAGGGAGTCGATCATAAGGGATGGGACAACGGTGGAATACAAGAATGGAGAAAATCAATATGGCACAAAGCAAAGTCCAGATGCACAGCTATATCTGCAAATGTCACAGAAGCAAACACAAGCAATGAAAATATTGGTTGAGTGTTTACCTAAAACGGAAAAGCCTATACAAGAAAATGATGGTTTTGATGATTTCTTGCGGGAGCGGATGAAATAATGAACGCAGCTAGAAAAATTATTTATGAGAAAAACTACAATCCGATAAGAGAGTATTGGGAGAAGATAAAAGAAAAACCGTTATTTGCAGAAATAGAAAAATTACAAACAGAGATACAGGAAGCAGAGTTGAAGGAAAATGTCAGCTCTGCTTTTTTGGTACAAAGAAAAGAAGAACTTGAAAAGAAAATAGAAAAACGGAGCAGTCTGAAAAAACAGTATTGTGTGATCAACACAAGCTGGAAAGTATACCGGATGTACAAAGAAATTATTCGTTTTTTAGATGATCCGGAAAGTGAATGGGAATATAACTCAGAAAGAGCGAATCATGCGATTGAGTTTATAGAAAATTATTGCAAACACAGTAAAGGTAAAATGGGTGGCCAACCTTTTATTTTGGAACTATGGCAAAAGGCATTGGTAGCAGCCACATTCGGAATTGTACATAAAATAACAGGCTTGAGGAAATACCGAGAGGTACTGCTTATGGTGGCGCGTAAAAACGGTAAGTCCACTTTATCAGCCGCTATCGGTCTGTATATGCAGATGGCAGATGGAGAGCCGGGAGCAGAAGTGTATGCGGTTGCTACCAAAAAAGATCAAGCAAAAATCATTTGGTTGGAAGCAAAGCGCATGGTGAAAAAGAGCGGAGTGCTGCTAAAACGAAACAAACCTCTTGTTGCGGAATTAACTGCAGAGTTCAACGATAGCTTTTTCAAACCGCTCGGACGTGATTCGGAGACGTTAGATGGATTGAACGTACATTGTGCAACGATGGACGAAATTCATGCGTGGACAGACGATAATCTGTATGACGTAATTGTGGACGGTACGAGTGCGAGAGAAGAACCTTTGATTTTTATCACAACAACAGCTGGAACAGTGAGAGAACATGTATTTGACCGGAAATATGATGAGGCGGAGAATGTTATCAATGGATTCGAAGATCCGGAAGGTTACAAGGACGAACATTTACTTGCACTGATATATGAACTGGATAACCGAAAAGAATGGACGAATCCGGAAACATACATCAAGGCAAATCCGGGGCTGGGAACAATTAAAAGACTGGACCAGCTTGAGGCGAAAGTTGCAAAAGCAAAGTTGAATTCATTGCTTGTAAAGAATCTGTTATGTAAAGATTTTAATGTACCAGAGACAACAGCAGAAGCGTGGCTGACTTTAGAAGAAGCAAACAATACTGATGTTTATGACTTGAAAGCACTGAAACCTCGTTATGGAATCGGTGGAACAGATTTATCTGAAACAACGGACCTCACAGCTGCTAAAGTACTGTTTATGGTGCCAGGAGATCCACACATTTATGTATTACAAATGTATTGGATACCAGAGGACTTGGTTGAAAAGCGTGTAATAGAGGATAAAATACCATATGACATATGGATAGAAAAAGGGTATGTAAGGACGTGTCCGGGAAATAAGAACCATCCGAAGTATGTGACGGAATGGTTTAAAGAAGTGCAAAACGAATTGGACATTTATATCTATGCAGTTGGATATGATGCGTGGTCGGCAGCTTACTGGGTGGATGAAATGGAAATGGAATTTGGAAAAAACGTAATGATACCAGTAAGGCAGGGAAAACAGACATTGTCTGCGCCGATGAAAAACATGAAAGCAGATTTGCAGGCGAAACTGATAAATTACAACAACAATCCAATTGACAGGTGGTGTTTATGTAATACAGCAGTTGATATTGACAAAAACGACAATATACAGCCACATAAGACAAGCAATCAAAGAAGGAGAATTGATGGAACAGCAGCGTTACTAGATGCATATGTCGTTTTAGAAGAAAAAATGAATGAATATCTGAGCGTGATATAGGAGGAAAGATGAAACTATTTAGAAAAAGGGAACCAACAAAAAATAAAAAGGAGCAGGCGGGGAATACGGTGCTGAAAATGGTAACTACACTTGGAGATTTTTACTATGCATGGGATGGAAAAATGTATCAAAGTGATATCGTAAGAGCGTGCATCCGACCGAAAGTGAAAGCGATTGGAAAATTGGTAGGAAAGCATATTCGAGATGATCCAACAAACGGAGGATTGACAGTGAATCCGGATGCAAATATTCGATTTTTACTGGAAGAGCCAAACCCTTATATGACGGGGCAGCAGATGCAAGAAAAAGTGGCAAACCAACTATGCCTGAATAATAATGCGTTCATTTTAATCGTAAGAGATGAAAACGGAAAAGTAATGCAGCTATATCCGATTCCTTGTGTAACGGCGGAGGCGAAATATAACGGGAGTGGAGAACTGTTCTTGAAATTTCAGTATAGGAATGGAAAACAGGGGGTATTTCGATATTCGGATGTTATACATTTAAAGCAGGACTACAATGAAGATGACATATTCGGAGAAAGTCCGGCACAAGCTCTAACAACAATGATGGAAGTAATCGGAACGATAGATAAAGGAATTGTAAGAGCGATAAAGAACAGTGGGGTAGTAAGATGGTTGCTAAAATATACAGCATCTATGCGAGATGAAGATATAAAAAGAAATGTACAAAATTTTGTCGAAAATTATCTCGCGGTAGAAACGGATTCTTTTGGAGCGGCGGGGGTGGATTCAAAAGCAGACGTACAGCGTATTGAACCGAAAGATTATGTACCGAATGCGGCGATTACAGACAGAACAATTGAACGGATTTACTCATTTTTCAACACGAATAAGAAAATTGTACAAAGCGATTACAATGAGGATGAATGGACAGCATACTACGAAGCAGAAATAGAACCGGTAGTGGTGCAAATGCATCAGACATATACTGTAAGAATTTTTTCAAGAAAGGAAAGAGGCTTTGGAAATAGAATCACATTCGAGGCGAACAATCTACAATGCGCAAGTCTTACAACAAAGCTTGCATTCCAAGCAATGGTGGATAGAGGGGCGATGACGCCAAACGAATGGAGAGCAACCATGAATATGGCACCTGTTCCAGGAGGAGATCAACCGATCAGAAGACTGGATACGCAAGTTGTGAATATGTTGGAAGATTGCTTAAACAAAATGAATCAAGAAAATTATGTGCAAATGACAAATGTTATGGGGCAAATCTTAAAAAGCGCGTATTTGGATATGCATGGAGGTGAAAAAGTATGAAAAAACGAGTTGACATTAGAGGAGTTATGATTCCGAATGATTACAAGTTTTTTTACAATTATTTCGAAATGGACAGTACATGTCCGGATGATGTAAAAAAAGTACTAGATGCAATGCAACCGGGAGATGAAGTGGAAGTATACATAAATTCTGGTGGTGGAGTAATTGATGTAGGAAGTGAAATTTACACGATGCTTCGAAGTTGTGAGAATGTAAAAATCTACATCACAGGAGAAGCGTGTAGCGCAGCATCAATTGTAGCGATGTCAGGATATTGCGAAATGTCGCCAACAGCACTTATGATGGTACACTGCGTATCGACCGGTGCCCGGGGGAATCATAACGCGATGGAACATACAGCGGAAGTTTTGAGGACGGCAGACAGGGCACTTTGCACCGCGTATACAACAAAAAGTGGAATGAGCGAAGATGAAGCGCTGAGCATGATGGAACATGAAACATGGCTTACAGCGGAACAAGCAAAAGAAAAGAAGTTAATTGATGCGATCATGTTTGAAGAAAAAGAAGAAAAAAGATTTATGGTTGCAGGAAATTTTGAACTTCCGAGTGAAGAGGTGCTTGGAAGAATAAGAAAAATTATGGGACAAGCAGAAGAACCAAAAAAAGGAGATTCTGTTTTTTTATTACAACAAAAACTAATTTTTTTAAAGAATGAAGGGAGAAACAAGATGAATAATCAACAGTATCAAGAGAAAAGGAAAACATTGATGAATGAAGCACAGGTGTTAATCGATAACGGAGATGCAGAAGGTGCAGAGACTAAAATGAACGAAGTAAAGGAATTGGATGAAAAATGGGATGCGATTGCACAGGCGCAGGCGAATTTTAATGCAATGAACAGGGATCCAGTTGCAATGAATCCATTTGGACAAAATGGAAGCGTGATGAATTTCGCAGGAGAAATTGAGGAACAGGAAAATATCTATGATTCGACGGAGTACAGAAACGCATTCATGAATTACGTGCTAAGTGGAAAAGAAATTCCGGAAAAATTTAAAAACGAAGCAGGACCGACAAAAACAACAGATATCGGCTCCGTGATTTCGCCGGTGGTAGTGCAAAGAATCATTGAAAAAATGGAAACTATCGGAATGATCTTACCGCTAGTAACAAAAACGGCATATCCGGCAGGGGTAACAATTCCGACATCAACCGTAAAGCCGGTGGCGACATGGGTTGCGGAAGGTGCAACGTCTGAAAAACAGAAAAAAACAACCGGTCAAATTGATATTAAAGGATACAAATTAAGATGCGCAATTTCTATGACATTGGAAGCAAGTGTAATGTCGCTGCAGGTATTCGAAAATGTTTTTGTAAACAGCGTATCTAAGGCAATGGTAAAAGCACAAGAAATGGCATTTATCAGCGGAACAGGAACAGGGCAGCCAAAAGGAGTATTAAAAGAAACTGTAGAAACAGGACAAAATGTGGACATTGCGGCAGCAGGGGATGTTACTTATCAGACGCTAGTTGACGCAGAAGCGGCTCTTCCGTTGGCGTACGAAAATGGAGCAGTATGGAATATGACGAAGAAAACTTTTATGAAATTTATCGGAATGTTAGATACAAACAAACAGCCGATTGCACGAGTGAATTATGGAATTAACGGGAAGCCGGAAAGAACACTTTTGGGAAGAAGAGTGGTGCTAAACGAATACATGACAAGCTTAGGAGCGACTATTTCAGCAGATACGGTTGTTGCGTTCTTGTTTGACTGGTCTGATTACATGTTCAATACAAATTATGCGATGCGGGTAAAAACGTATGAGGATGATGACACAGAAGATCAGATTACGAAAGCGGTTATGATTTGTGATGGAAAAGTGATTGACAAGCATTCGCTTGTGACAGTCACAAAGAAAAAAGCCTAATAAATCAAGCGAAGAAACAATTTAAAGGTTACCGAGAAATAGGCGGTGAAGCGATGCAAGAAATAGGGTATGAAGTAATCGAAAAGCTGATGCAGAGAGTAAGGGTTGGAGAATCAGCAGCAGATGAGTTGGAGGATTTGGTCAAAACTTGCATAAGAGAATTGGAAATATCGGGCGTTTACGGAAGTGTAGACGACCCGACATATTTTCAGGCGATTGTCTTATATTGCAAGGCAAACTATGGATACGATGAGAAAACAGAAAGATTTCAAAAGGCGTTTGAAAAACTTAAGGATGCGATGAAACTTTCAGGAGATTACGAAAAGGAAAGCTGATATGGAGATTAAACTGGTTATCACAAAAACAGAAAAGGATAAAGATGGATTCCCAAGTCAAATAAAGAAGATAGTCAGAGTATTTGCGGAAGAAAAATCTGTTACAAGGACAGAAGCGTATGAATCCATGAAAGCAGGAGTGAATGTTAAAACAGTATATGAAATCAGGCAAGAAGACTGGGAATACGCAAAAAAACTCGCAGATAAAAGATGCATAGAAAATATAATCGGATGCGATGAACAACAATATAAAATTATAAGAACTTACAAAGTAGGAAAATCAAAAATAGAAGTGGTGTGTGGTTAAATGTTTGAAGAGTTCGGGTTTGATGATTTGGCAAAAGAATTAGAACGGCTAGGGGACATTGACAAATACGCACCGGAATTACTTACGGAAGCAGCTCCAATACTTGAAAGAGAATTAAAAAAAGAGGTATCAAAAGAAACAAATAGAGGATATGCAAAAGGAGATTTGAAGAAATCTATAAAACCGATGAAACCAGGAAGGAACAAGTATGGGTATTATATAGCGGTAACAGCTACAGGGAAGGACAGAAAAGGAATCCGAAATAATGAAAAGCTTGCGTATTTGGAATATGGAACATCGAAGCAGGAGGCAAGACCGGTAATAGGGAAAGCGGTACATCATTCGGAGAATGAGTGCTTGCAGATCATGCAGGAGAAGTTTAATGAGGTTGTGGGAAAATGAATGTAAATCAAAAAATAGAACAGACACTTCGCAATATAACTGATGAGATATATCCATTAAGCTATCCGTATGATGAAGAAAAGCCGGATACTTATATTGTGTACAATCCGGAATTGGAAGAACCGGGATATTATGCAGATGATGAGGATTTGAACTGGTTACAATATATGCAAATACATTTGTTTCACAAGGGGAATTATATCAGTCTCAGAAAAAATATCCGAAGTAAGTTAAGAGAAGCAGACATCATGGTAACTGGTATAGAGACCATGTACGAAAAGGATACACGGTATTATCACTTGATTTTTAGTTGTTATGTTGAGGAGGAAGAATGATGGCATATATAGGAGTTGCAAGACCAGTAATCGCGAAATACGAAGAAAGCAACGGAAATATAACTTACTCCGAAGGTTTCCGGTTCGGGAAAGCAATAAAAGTAGTAATATCACCCAATTATGAGGATGTAAGTGAGTACGGAGGAATAAACGACACGGAGGAAGACCAAGAGTTTTCTGACGCAGACATAGTGATGAATACAAGTGAGACACCAGAAGTGGCTGAACGGCTTATGTTCGGACATATTACAAACGGAGATGAAGTGATGTCAGGCGTAGAAGATAGGGCAAATTATGTCGGGATGGGAATTAGAGTTGCGGAAGTGGCATCAGGGAAAAAAGTATATGTAGCGATATGGATACATAAAGTAAAGTTTTCGGATGGAGAACAGGAACATGAGACGAAGGGCGATTCCATCAAATACGGAACTCCAGAGATAAAAGGGAAGGCGGTCCCGGATTGTAATGGAAAATGGAGAACAAAAAAACGATTTTGGACAAAAAAAGAAGCCGACGAATGGTTACAACGAAAAGCAGGAATTTAAGGAGGAAGAATGATGGCATATGTAGGACTTAGAAAACCAATTGTAGCAAAAATGACAGGAGAAAAAACATATGATGAACCGTTTGCTTTTGGAAAGGCAGTGGGGTTACAAGTTACGCCGAATTACGCAGAAGGAAGTTTAAATGCGGATGACGAGCAGGCAGAATATGACAAAGAATTTAATTACGCAGAGGTTGTACTGAATACAAGTACAATTCCAATTGCAGCACATGAAAAAATGTTTGGACATAAAGTCAATAAAGAAATGAATGGTGTTACATTCAATAAAGACGATCAAGCGAACTACGTAGGTCTTGGTTGGATCTCAGTTGAAAAGGTAAATGGAAAACGTTCGTTCATTGGAAATGTATTGTACAAGATAAAATTTTCAGAGCCATCGGAAGATTATGCGACAAAGGCAGATGCAATTGAATACAAGACACCGTCCATCACAGGAAGAGCATTGCCGGCAGGCGATGGGGATTGGAAAGATACACAAAGTTTTCATTCAGTGCAAGAGGCTTTGAATTGGGTTTACGAAAAGCTAGGAGCTACATTAAAGGAGCTAACGATTAAAAGCGCTGCAAGTGCATCGGAAACAGGAAAAACCAAGATTACGGTAACGGGACAGAAAGATGAAACCAATACATATTTTTATAAAACAGGAGCATCGGTAACGATGCCGGCTTATAACGAGGTGTGTAGTGCGACAACGGGGTGGAAAACATGGGATGGAACAGCTGAAATTGTGGCGAAAACAGGAGATAAAATTGTGATTGTGGAAGCTACAGCAGAAGGAAATCTTGCAAAGAAAGCAGGAGAGACTACCGTTACATCGAAATAAACGTTAAATACAAGGGAGGGCAAGTAATAATGTTTGAGAAAGTAAATTATATTGAATTATCAGGGGATAGCTATCCCCTGAAATGTGATATTTTAGTATTAGAAAAAATTCAAGAGGAGTATAAAAATCTGACAGAGTTTGAAAATAATTTAACTGGATTTGTACCGGAACGTGATAAAGACGGAGAAATCGTAAAAAATGAAGAGGGGTACATGATTGGTTCCTACGGGATTCCAGACGCAAAAACACTAAGAAAAGCATTGGCGTGGATGGTGCAGGAAGGAATGGAAATTGAAAGCGGACAAGCAGACATTACAGAGATTGAACTTGCAAGAAAAGTGGATATGTCTCCAGTGGAACTTGGACGCGTACTGAAAAATGAATTTTCAAAGTGTTTCGCAAGAAAAAACGGGGAGACCACGCCGAGGGAGACGGAGGAGACTCAGAAATAAACTTTGCGTGGATCGTATATGTCGGAATGGACATCGGATACAGCGAAAAAGAAGTAGCTCATATGTATTATGGAAAGTGGTGCGATCTGTTTGAAGAATGGAAAAATATGCACAATATCCGAATGAAAAGAATGGTGTTTGAAGAGGAAAAAGTGCAATCGCTTATGGATTTATAAAAGGAAATGTGGTAATATAAAACCATAGGAGGAGATAAAAATGAAACTAAGCAGATTCATGATTGTGTTAAAAGGAATAATATCATATTGTATGAAATATAGACCATATATGACAACATGGATAGTAGCATTGTTGCTTGGTGGACTGTGGATTGGACTTAATGGAGAATTTACAGTGGGGATTTTGATGGCGCTGATTCTGATTACGCTTCCGATTATAATAAAAAAAATTCTGCTTGCGATAAGCAGAGTTGGTGGAAGAAATCGTTATGATGAGGAATTATTAAGAGTAGCACCAAAAGGAAGATTTGTAAATTATCTAAAAAGATATATAGAAAAATACGAATAATAAAATTTAGAGAGAACATCTATCAAAAACGGTAGGTGTTCTTTTTATATAAAGTTTTTAAGCGAAGGCAGGTGAGAAAATGGCAAAGAAAAAAATAGGCGCTTATATTACGCTGGATGGAGAAAAAGAGTTTCGTTCTGCCGTGAGCTCGTGTAATAAGAACCTTGCGACAATGAAATCTGAGATGAAACTTGTGGAAGCACAGACAGCTGGAAGTGCGAATACACTTGACACACTGAAAAGAAAGCACGAAGTGCTATCGGATACGTTGGAAGAGCAAATCAAAAAAGAGGAAGCTGTAAGGACAGGATTAAAACACGCAGAGCAGCAATATGAAAAAGTTGGAAAAGAACTGACGGAATACAAGGAACAGTTACAAAAAGCTAAAGATGCGCTGAGCGAAATGGAAAATACATCTGACGCATCGAAAAAGGAACTGGAAAAACAGAGAGAGTCCGTTGAACTACTTTCGAGGGCAGTAGAAAAAGGGGAAGCAACCTATCAAAGAGCTGGGAATCGAGTACAGGATTGGAAAAAGCAGTTAAACAATGCAGAGGCACAGACAATCCGAAGTACAAAAGCACTGAATGAAAATGCGACTTACATGAAAGAAGCGGAGTCGGCAACAGATAGTTGTGCGAAAAGTATTGATAATTTTGGAAACAAAACAGACGATACAGCCGAAAAAATCACAAGCCTTGGAACAATTATAAAAGCCAATCTGACAAATACGGCATTAAATGCAGGGAAGGCGCTGGTGGCGGATGTTTTCACAAGTGCGGCTCAAGGGACGCTAGAACTTCAGGATGCTCAAAATCAATTAAGAGCAAGCACAGGAGCAACAGCGGAGGTCACAAAAGAATACAATGCTCAGATGCAGGAATTGTATAAAGGGGGATATGCAGATTCTATAAATGATGTTGCAAATGCAATGGCTCTTGTAAAGCAGTACACAAATGAGACGGATCCAACAAAAATAAAGGAACTAGCTGAAAACGGTATTACATTGCAAGACGTATTTGAAATGGATTTAAGTGAGTCTATACGAGGGATAGACGCACTTATGGACAACATGGGATTAAGTGCAGAACAGGCGTTTGATTACATGGCAGCAGGTGCACAGAACGGACTGGATAAATCAGGAGAACTTGCAGATAACATTGCGGAATACGGTCAGCTGTGGGGACAAGCTGGGTTTTCGGCAGAAGAAATGTTTTCAATTCTACAAAATGGACTTGATTCAGGGGCTTACAACCTTGATAAAATAAACGATTATGTGAAGGAGTTCGGCATAAGCCTAGCGGATGGAAGAATTGAAGAAAACCTAAACGCTTTTTCTGTGGAGACGCAAGGGCTATTCCAACAGTGGAAAAACGGAGAAGTGACAACGAAACAGGTATTCCAATCTGTGATTTCGGATTTGGCAAGCATGGAGAACCAGCAACGAGCTCTGACAATTGCAAGCAACACATGGAGTTCGCTCGGAGAGGATAACGCCATGAAAGTTATCGCTTCGCTGAACAATGTAAATCACACATATAAGAATGTGCACGGTACGATGGAGGAAATTAAAAATATCAAGTACGACAGTGTATCGAACCAATGGAAAATGTTAGGAAGAACATTTCAAACGGATGTGATGCAGCCGGTTTTAGTGAAATTTCTTCCGGCTGCACAAAAAGGAATGAAAGTTCTAGCAGACAACATTGATACTATTGTACCAGTAGCAACTACAGCAGGAGCAGCGGTTGGAACAATATTTGTTGTGAATAAAAGTAAAAAATTCATTGGAGAAGTCAAAGAAGCAGGAGAGACAATCACTGATCTTGGGAAAAAGTTACTTGAATTTGTAGGAATCCGAACGGCAGAGACTGTAGCGGATACTGCATCAACGGCAGCAAAAGGGGCGCAGACAGCGGCGACGGTTGCACAAACTACGGCAACGACAGCACAGGCAACAGCGACCACTACAGCGGCAGTAGCACAAGAGGGATTGAATGTTGCTATGTCAGCAAATCCAATCGGATTGGTTGTGGCAGGTATCGCAACGCTAGTTACAGTGACGGCATTATTTGCAAAAGGAGTCGGAGAATCGAAAGATGAGGTCAGCGAACTAAAAAATGAAGCGGAAGAACTGAATGAAAAAGTAAAAACGACCTCGGAAGAACTTGAAGAATCTACATCGGCGATTAAGACATCTTTAGGGGAAGTTTCCGCAAGTAAAAATGTTGCTGGAAATCTCGTACAAGAGTTGGAACAATTAGCGGGCCAAACAAAAAGGACTGCAGAAGAGCAAAATAGAATGCAGGGAATTGTAATGCAGCTCAATACGATGTTCCCTGAAATGGGACTTGAACTGGATAAAGTATCCGGAAAATTAAACATGAGCTCCGAAGAAATGAAAGGGTTCATAGATTCGTCGATCGAAATGCAAAAAATCCAAGTCGTGCAGGAAAAAATGACGAAAAGTGTAGAGAAGTTAGTAGATGCACAGATTGAAGAGGCGGAAGCAGCGGAAAAGTTAAAAGGAATTAACGATAAGTTAAAAAACATTGACAGCAAAAGAACAGAATTGAATGATGCAATTACAAAGCAAAGCGAAGAGGCAAGAGAGGCACAAGAAAAATATAGCGAGGCATTGCGAGAAGGTGCTGACAATGTAAATGAGCTATATGCTGCAACGATGAATCAGAAAGAAGTCACAATCGAATACAACGGAGAAGTAATGACAACAATGGAAGCTTTGCAACGCATGGCAGAAGATGAGCAGGACTTAAAAGATGTAAAAAAAGATTATACACAAGCCCAAAAAGATGCCAATGATGCGATTGAAAAGGCGAATGAACAGATGGAACCGTATATGCAGTACCTAAATGGAATGGCAGATGCGACAGAAAAAGGCACAGAAAACACTGCAAAAAACACAGAAGAAAAAGCAAAAGCAGCAGAGCAGGCGCAGGTCAGCATTGAAATGGCTGGAAAAGAAATGGAGGCGTACAATGCGCTGTCATTTGAGCAGCAAACAATGGCGACGAATGTAACTAATGCAGTTCTGACGATGCAAGAAAATGTACAAGGTGCTTTAGAATCTCAAATGGACATGTTCGAAAAATTTGATGGAGGGGTTCAAATTTCGACGGAACAGCTGCTTGAAAATATGAGGGGTCAAGTAAAAGGAGTAGAGGAGTGGGAAAAAAATCTATCGGCATTAGCAGATAAAGGAATCAATCAAGGAATCTTGCAAAAACTTTCAGAGATGGGACCGCAGGGTTCCGGATATGTGCAGGCGTTTAACAACATGACAGGAGATCAGCTTAAAGAAGCGAATGAACTGTGGAATCAGAGCATCGATATAAAAGGAATGACGAATGAATGGGGGCAACAATTACTCACTTCAGGTGCAGCGAATATCGCTGGAGGGATGGAAAACTTAACGCCGATTATGCAACAGAGTGGAGCAAATACTGTTTTAGGACTGGTGCAAGGGATGCAGCAGGCGCAGAAAATGTCAGAGGCAGCAGGAAAAGACTTGGGTGTGAAAACGATTGAATCGGTAAACAACGCACTTGGAGTACATTCGCCGTCAGTCAAAATGAAGGAATCAGGAAAAAATGTAAACATTGGACTTGTGTTAGGAATGAATGAAAATAAGTCGACAGTGCAAACAGTGGCAAAAGGAGTTGCAACAGAAGTGATAAAGACAATGGGAACAATGCTTAACAAAGCGAGGTTTCAGGAGTATGGAAAGAATGTTTCGCAAGGACTTGCAGAAGGCATTATAAGCGGAAGGTCAGGTGTAATATCAGCAGCAACGAACGTGGCGACAGAAAGTATAAGGGCTGCCAAGAATGCGCTAGATATAAATTCTCCATCAAGGAAATTCAAGGCACTTGGTAAAGGAACGATGGAAGGTTACATCCTTGGTATCCAAGAAGAGACTGGAAGAGTAAATAAAGAAGTAGAGAAATCATTGGATTTTGGAAATATGCAAAGAAAATTAAACGCACGATACGGAAACGTAGGAGTGAGAGAAAGCGAAAATATGCTGGCAAAATTTGAAAACATTATAAGTAAAATAAAGGTTGTTGCGTATTTAAACGGACGAGAAGTAACAAGAGGACTATCTGATATGGGGGTGGTTTTTCGTGCTGATTTATAAAAGTGGGAGCACAGGAGAAACGCTGGAACTGTCAGGAAAGAATATAAAAGCACATTTAAGAACGTCTGACCTATATGACTATGAATGGGAAGTAGAAGCAAGAAGATTAGGATTAGAAACAAGAGTGACTGCGTTTGCAAAAAAACAAGCGGAACATACGCTTGTGACTGATTTTATCGGAAATAAACAGGAAAGAAAAGAAGCGGCAAACCGTCTATTTGAAATTACAGAGAGAGATATTATTGAAAAGAAAGCAGGAAAGTTATATCTAGGTGATTACTATAAAGAGTGCTATATCATAAGCGGGAAAAATAAAGGGATTCAGAAAAGAAGTAATGTGGTGCAAATGGAAATGGGAATCTATGCTGAGAATCCGTTTTGGATTAAAGAAAAGTTCTTATCATATTCAATTTTCGAAGGAACGGAAAATGGTTTCTTGGAATTCCCTTTCGATTTCCCGTTCGAGTTTTCGGGACAAAAGAAAGGAATAGCAACACTTAATAACGACCATTATGTAGAGGCAGATTTCAAATTGACAATATACGGTCCGGTTGTAAATCCGATAATATACATTGGAGATCATCCGTATAAGATAAATACAACTGTAGAAGAAAATGAGTATCTTGTAATTGACAGCGAAAAAAACACTGTAAAAAGAACATTAAAAAATGGAACGGTTGTGAATGAGTACAACAACCGTAGTTTTGAAAATAGCGTCTTTAGACTGATTCCACCGGGAATTCACAACGTATTGTGGGATGGAGGTTTTGGATGGGATATTTTGATGAAACAGAAAAGGAGTGAACCGAAATGGTAACACTGGCAAATAAGAACAGAGAGGAAATTCGTTCTGCAGATGAACTGGAAGCTGACATTGAAATCGGAAAAGAAAATAACTTTGAGATGATCTCTTTCGTAGATAATTGGACAGGAGACATTGATTTTGGAAGTTATCTGTACATACGGGGTACGGAGTTCGGAGGAATTGTTTCAGAAATCGAAAGCAGTACTGGACAGAATCGAATATTTGTCCGAGGCGCTACATGGAGAGGTATGTTGGAAAAAAAGATAATAGAGCCAAAGCCGGGAGAAGATTACCGGACCGTATCGGGCAAAATAGAAGATGTAATGAGGGAACTGGTTGCAGAGTGTGGATTGGATTCCCTCTTTTCCGTTCTGACAACTACAGATGAGACAGAGATAGAATTTCAGTTCGACCGCTATTGCACGTTGCTTGATGGGCTAGACAAGATGTTAAGTAGCATTGGCTACCGGCTAGATATTTGTTATATCAAGACACGTTCTGAAGCGTATGTGAGGATACAGCCGGTACCGAAAACAGATTTTTCGGACAAGGAAGAGTTTTCGCAAGATGGGAAATTGATTTTTACTGCACAGAATAATCAAGGTGGTATTAATCACTTGATCTGTCTCGGAAAGGGAGATTTGAAAGACAGGCTTGTGAAACATCTGTACGTGCAAAAAGATGGCAGCATCGGAGATGTATCGTATTACACCGGATTGGACGAATGTACAGCAATTTATGATTACGGCAGCGCAGAAGAGCCGGAATTGACACAAAAGGGCACGGAGCGACTCCGGGAAATGATGAACAGCAAGAAGTTTACGGTAGATATTGACGATTATATTGAAACCGAAATGCAGATTGGAGACATTGTCGGCGGACGTGATTATATTACCGGAATTGTTGTAAAGAAACCGATTACTGGAAAAATTTTAAATATAAAAGATGGAACATACAAAATAGAATACAAAATAGAAGGAGGAGATTGATATGGCGATTGATATGGTTGACGCGTTTCAAGGAAAGCCACATGTAACGGCAGATGATGTGGGAGGATTCAAGGCGGGGATTATAGGAGAAGAGGATTATGTGACGCCGGCGGGAAAGCAGATGGAAGCCACGGTAATAAGCAATAACAAGATACGAATTTCCGAGGGAGAGGCAATAATGCAGGGGAGACATTGGAGGGTCAAACCGAACACATACGAAGAGGTGACGATTGAAAATGGAATGCAAAACATGAATCGAAAAGACGCAATCGTAGCGAGATACACAAAGAATGCAGATTCAGGGATTGAAAAAGTGGAATTGGCAGTACTGAAAGGCACACCGGTATCGGGAACGGCTGTTGCTCCAACACCAACAAAAGGGAATATTAAAACAGGAACTACGAAACATGAAATGTTATTGTATATCGTGAGTCTAAAAGGGATAAATGTAGAAAGTGTAACAAAAGAGTTTAATATGATTGTGAACATGTCTGCGATAAACAAAAGTTTGTCTTATATAAAAGACCATATTGTTGAAAGTGGCAAGGCGCAAATAGGCTCTACCGGAAGGTATAACTACTACGAGAAATATGCGAGCGGCAAGCTAGTGCAATGGGGAGTAGCAAACTACTCGTATACGGATGGTTTTGGAAGAATGACTTATCCAATACCTTTTTCCGGAAGTACAGATAATTATATGCTGTTTGTGCAAGGACAATATATGTCCGGGAAAGTTGTCGAGATAATGGTAGCATCTAAACATTCAAACAGCCAAGGGTATGCGTACTCACGATATACAGATAACAGCAAACCAGATACACATAATTTTGACTGGTACGCAATTGGGCGTTGGAAATAAACGCTATAATACTATTTCCAATGTCCGACAACGTAAGCATGTATAGTTGTGCTTCGCGATGTATCTCTTCCGAATTGCACGACCAAACCGTTTATGGCGCTATTGCTTGCATAGATGCCACCGGACAACTCCGGTAGAAAGGGAAAAATATATGGAGATTCGAGCAAGACCTTAAGTGGGTCTTATTTTTGTACGTTTTTTAATCAGAGAAAGAAAGGAAAGTGAGGTATATGAAGAAAATGGATAAGTTATTTAATTGGATTAGCATCGCATCCGGAGCAGTCGGTGGATTTATCGTCTACTGGCTCGGAGGTTGGGATGTCTTACTTAAAACGATTGTATTTCTTGCAATTGTAGACTATATCACGGGAATCATCAAAGGAATTTACACAAAAGAGCTGTCCTCGGAAATTGGATTTAAAGGACTATTAAAGAAAATCGTAATGTTTATTGTAATTGCGGTAGCATTTGCAATCCAGGAGTTGCTTGGAGGAAAGGTACCGCTTCGTGAGGTTGTGATTATGTTCTATATTGCAAATGAAGCGCTTAGCCTTTTGGAGAACGCAGCAGTATTCATCCCGATTCCGGAAAAACTGAAAGAGGTTTTATTGCAGTTAAGAGAAAAAGATACAGAGGTTTCAGAGGGCGAATAATCGCCCTCAGCATAAAATGAAAGAGAGGAAAAGAAAATGGGAATGAAATTTGAACAAGCATTAAAAGAAATGAAGAAAGGAATCCCGATGAAATTGCCTTCGTGGGGAGGCTATTGGTGCTGGGACGAAGAAGCGCAGACAATTATCATGTACACAAAAGACAAACAGCGATTAGATATCAGAGAAACACAGCGAGTTGAATATACATTAATGAATGTGCTTTCAGATGAATGGATTCCGGCAGACGGAAATAATTGTCCGGTACTCGGCGGAGAAGCGACATTTTCTTTTGGGGAAGCAATTAAATATGTGAAACGAGGCTTGAAAGTGGCTCGAAAAGGTTGGAATGGAAAGAAACAGTATATCCAACTTGCAACAGGCATTTCGTACACGCTCGAAAACGAAGTTGTTAATTGTGAACATGAAGCGATCGGCAATGCAGCAATTGCTTTTGTAGGAACAAGTGGTGTGCAGATGGGATGGCTTGCGAGTCAGGCGGACATGTTGGCAGAAGACTGGGTAATTGTAGAGTAGAAGGGAGATTTTATCATGGCAAAGATTTGTTTAGACGCAGGTCACGGCGGACGTGACAGCGGAGCAGTAGGATTTGGAAGACTGGAAAAAGACGATGTGTTGAGGATGGTTTTGAGAGTTGGAACAATTTTGTCCGGCAAAGGGCATAACATCTATTACACAAGAGACGATGATATTTATGAGAGTCCGATTACAAAAGCAACAGAAGCTAATAATGCAGGAGCAGACTTTTTCGCGAGTTTCCACCGCAACTCTGCAGCGAGCGCTGAAGCATCCGGATATGAGACGCTTGTATATGCGATTGCGGATAAAGCTGCAGTCTGCGCGGATTATGTGAATGCAGAGATGGAGAAGCTTGGATTCCGGAACCGAGGGACAAAGACAAGAACAGACTTGACGGTATTAAACAGCACAAAGATGCAGGCGGTGTTGTTCGAGACAGGGTTTATCTCGAATGCAAATGATAATGCTTTATTCGATGCGAAATTCGAAGCAATCTGCAATGTGCTTGCGAACGGTATCTTAAAAGCAGTAGGAGATAGTACGGTTTCCGGCGGTGGTAGCGTACAGGTTACACCTACACCAATTCCGCCATCGAATAAAAAGGAGCTTGGACATGTAGATTGTACTTACCAGTGCTATACAGACCGCTGGTGGGCACCTGTGCATAATCAAGATGATTGGGGCGGTAAAGGCGATGATTATGCAATTCGCTACATCGGTATCTGTGTAAGCAAGGGCTCTATTAAGGGACGTGTGTACACACGCAAGAGCGGATGGTTGCCGTGGCTGACATTTACAAACTCTTACAACACAAATGACCTTGTAAATGGAGTTCTCGGAGATGGCTCAGAAATCCTTGCAATCGAGCTTTACTACTACACGCCGGACGGGTACATGTACAAAGAGGTACATTACCGAGTTTCTGTTGAGGGGAACAGCTCTTTCTACACTAAACAGGTAGATAATCAAAAAAGCGATGGCATGGACGGATATGCCGGAGACAAAAAGAGATTCCTGGACAAATTCCAAGCGTGGATTGAGTAA